TCGGCATTGCCCTGTTGCTGGACTGGCGTAATCACTCGCGCGCCGGTCGCCGCCACGGTTGGTACCGCCAATGCCGTAGCAAGCGCCGCCAGCGGGCTATCTGTTGCCTCGCCTACTGCGCCAGCCGCCGTGCCAGCCACGGTCTGTAGCGCAGGCTGGGACGCCATCACGGTAGCCATGCGATTGGTCAAGGATGGCGCTGCGCTAATGGCCGGGGCGGTTGCAGCCGCCACGCGCCCGGCGGGGATAAGCATAGTGCCGACATCCACAATGCCCTTGCCTGCGCCACGCGCTGCAAGTTCTGCCGTGCCTTCGGGCGCAGGCGCCGCGCCTAGCGTGGCCTCGAACCCTTGCTGAATGCCGCGCGTGTAGGCACCCTCTGGCATGGCCGGCAGGCCAGCCGCGCGCAAGCCGCGATTGTAAAGATCGGGCAGCGCGCCAACCACTTGGCCAAGCCGTTCATTAAACCCGGCGCCAACCTGGCCCGCCAAGCGCGCGGCGCTTTCACCAAAGCCGCGCTGTGGGGCGGTTGGCTGGGTTTCCAGCACAAAGCCTTCCGGGATCGGCGGCATACCGTCGGCAGGCTCAAGGACAAAGCCCGGCGGCAGAGGGGGAAGCGTTCCGCTCATTGCATGGGCACCCATTGGCCGTTGCGAAGCTGCATCCGCTCGCCTGTTTGCGGGTTGACGATGATTCGGGAAGGCACGGCGCCTTGCGGGGGATTATTGGCAGGTGCGCCGCCACGCATCCCGCCGCGCACTTCAGCTTCAATGCTGGAAATTGCCGCTTGGCGGGCGCGGTCTTTTTGCTGAATGACCGCCGCGCTATCGCCTGGCTGCGCAAAAAACCGCTCATGCACATCAAGCATTTCACCTGGGGTAAATGCAGCGCCCGTTTCTTTGCGGAGAATACCCGCCGCGAATAGCCGAACCGCGTTAAAGTATTGCTGGTCATTTTCGCTCAAAAGCGGATTCACAACCAAGGACGGCGCATTGCGCCATGCGGCTATAGCGGCGCCAGATGGCGTTTGCGCGTTGCCAATAATGTCTTGGCTCATTTTCATTTGACTGCCGAACAAATTGGCTTTTGCTTCAGCCTCAGTCAGCGGTTGCGTGCGGGGATCAGCCGGGCCGCCGGGGATCGGTTCCAAAACACCGTTTTCTGCCCATCTGAAATTTGTAGGTGGCGCAGGCCCGCGCTCCGGCCTCACTTGCGTTGTGGTCACATTCCCGCCGCCGGGAAGCGGAATGCGGCTTTGCTCACCAACCATCGGCGGCATAGCAGTCGCATCGCCAGCGCGCGGCATGACACCGGGCGGCTGGGCGGGCGCCATGGGTGCGGCAGGCGCGGGCATCTGGGGCGCCATCGGCGCAGGCGCGGCCATATCGGGCGCAAGCAGTCCAGGCGCGGGCAGTCCAGGCGCAGCGGCTGGCATTGTGACACCACCGCCAGCGCGGCGGGCCTGACCAGCGGCCAACGCGCGCTGGATAGGCTCCGGGAAAGTCATGGCCGGGACCGTCACCATCTGACCGCTTTGCTGGTCCAAATATGTTTGCGGACGCTGCATCATGGAAGCCGCGATTTCATAGCGGTTTGCCTGCTCGGGCGTAAGCGTCCCGGCCTCGTAGCCTGCCGCCATATCCGCAAGCATCGCAGCCGCATTGGCAGGCGTGAAGGACGCTTGCGCCGGTTGCCGCGTGGCATTGGCCATCCGCGCCGCCGTCGCTTCCTGCCGACGCATTGCCGCGTCTTGCAAGGCGATCTGCTGCTGAAACCGCCGCTCGGCGCGATCATCGTCAATGGACCGCCGCACGCCAGCCGCCGCAAGCCTGACGCGCTGATTGGGTGACGCCTCGGCATTCTGCAGCACGTCAAGGTTGATTTCCTGCCCATTGGCCAGCCGCACCATGCGCGGTGCAGGCGGTTCCGGCATTTGCGCGGGCGGTTGCGCGGGCGCTGCCATCGGCATGGCCGTGCCACCGGCGGGCGCGGGTTGCCCGGTCATTTCAGGGTTTGGGATAGGCGGCGGCAGGCTGCCAGGCATTACCGGCGCTTCTGCGCCACCCGGCGCGGCAGGCGCAGGCCCTCGCCCATACAGCGCGGCAATTTGCGCGTCCGCCGTTTCGCGATCTTCGCGCAACAAGCGGTTAATCCGCCGGTCATCCAGGCCGGCCATGATCCCGCCAATCAGCGCCGTGCCCATTTGCGCCAGGCCGCCCGCATGGCCGCCCACGTTGCGCGGCTTCACGCTTTCGGCAAGCAATTGATCGGAAAGCCGCCCACGGCGCAGCGCCATGGCAAGCGCGGGATTGGATGCGTAGGATTCAGACATGGATCACCTCACCCAAAAATTGCAACGCGGGCCGGGTCGCGCGCTGGCGTAGCGCCAGCCGCAGCATATCTACCAATCCCGCCAAGCGCCGCCGATCCAAGGCTATACATGCCGGAAAGCTGCGTCCCGTAATTCTGGTTTCGCGCGTTAAACGCATTGTTCAGCGCCGCCTGTTGCAACCCTACCGCCTGCATGTAGTCAGTCGGCGCCACGCTGGTCTGTGGCGTGTTCACAAAGCTAGGCGCTTGAACTTGCTGGCCAGAAAGCAGCGCCGACGCCTCGTTCAAGGGGCTGGCGCGCTCGGTCAGAATTTCATTGATGGACTGGTTGCGTCCCGTCAGCAACAATTGGTTGTATGCGTCATTCTCGGCCTCGCCAACGCCGCGCATTGCCACGTCATAGGCTTGCGTGCCAGGCATCAAGCCTTGCTGGCGCAGCCGCGTGTCCATCGCATTGCGCCGTTCTTCCAAAACAGGGTTAAGGCGCCGGCTGCCCAATTCCATAAGGCGGCCTTCGACGGCTTCGTTGTTCAGGCTCAGGGGCGTTGCGAGCCTTTCCCGCACCGCCTGAAGCTGTTGCACTCCGGCCTGCCCGTAGATGTCCTGTGCTTGGCGTGACAAATCCAAGGCGCGCTGTTCTTCCGGCGCCAGGGTTTGCGTCGCCTGAAAGCGCGGCGTGCCGTCTTCCCAAGTGCCGATTTGGCTATATTCAAGACTGCCGTAAGGGTCGCGTTGGTTTACCGCGTTTAAGCCAAATTGCGTAATTGCCGTCTCGCGATTGGTTTGCGATTGCGCCGCTGCGGTTGCAGCCGGATCAGGCGCGGCAGGCGCGCTAGGTGCTCTCTTGCCCATTCTCAATTCCTTTTGGCAAATAGCCGTTCAAAATCGCGGCGCATGAAACTCATCACCGCACCATGCCGGCGCGGCGCGAACCAATCCCGCAAGGTGCCTTCCTGCTTAAACCCGACACCGCGCAAAAAGCGCAGCGTGCGGGCCTCGTCATGCGGCACCATAGCCGTCACCCGGCGCAATTCGCACTGCACCAAGGGATAATGCAGCAATGCCCGTATCACCCCGCGCTGCGCCCATCGTGGCGTTGCGGCGGCGATGCTCATTTCGCAATTGCCCTCAGTAAAACCAGAATACACCGCGCCCGCCACCAAGGCAGCGCCATCATGTACGCCAATGGCGTAACCGTCCCTGGCAACGCCCGATGCGTGCGGGATGCGCGCCAGCACCCATTCCGCAATCGCGCGATCTTCACCAAACACCAAGTCCATCACAGCCCCATGGCTTGCGCTGGTTCAAACACAATATCGAAAGCGGAAATTTGCATAGTGAAACCGCGCGTCTGGCCCGCCATCCGCACCGCAGCCACATAGCCAATCTTGCCAAGCGAAACCCAAGGGCGTAGTGTTTGCGTGCCACCCCATGCCGCCACATCCCAAAGCGCATTGTCCCAAAGCGCGGAAGTGCTGGTAAAGGACGGAACATTTTGCGCCGGCTGGTCGCCATAATCCACATCAAGCGCGATAGATGCGCCGGGGTTATCGGTCGCCTGGATCAGCGGGCGCAGCAAGGTAAAACGCTTCAACCGGCTTGGCACCTTGAAGTTAGAGAAAGCAGTTTTTAAGCCCCAAGGAATATCGTTGCCGTTGTCACTCGTGCCGAAATCGGCGCGATACACAATGCCGCCGGCCTGCCCGCCGAAGTACAATCCGCCCTGCCATGTCGCCCAGCAAGCCGCGTTATGGTTGGTGTAGCGGCACCATGCGCCGGAAAGCGTGTTCATCACATACTGAATGGCTTCTGTGGTGGACACCGGCACGTTCACAATTATTCGATGGCTCTCAGGGAAAACCGTCAAAGACCATCCAAAGTTGCCGCTATATTGCTGGATTGCTTCCGTAAACAGGCGCGTGATCTTGTCAGTGACAGACGTGCGGGCCACAACGCTGCGATCAAGGCCAATCGCTTCCGTCAGGCTCACAACGCCGTCAACGTTCATCAGCGCATAGTCGCCACCGGTTTGAATGAAAAATCGCCGGCCAATCGGCGCGCCAAGCAAAAACACGCCTTGCAGTTCAAAGGTTGTGGGGCTTGCCGGATCAGTGCCGCGATACAGCGCTAGTTCGCCTCGCGTGGAAATGAACCCGATATAGTCCTGAAGGCCCTGAGCTGCGCTGTCAAAGGTTGGCGCGATAATGCCCGCGATAGACCCGCCGTGCCGCCATACGCCGCCCAGATCAATCGCATTGGCGTTTCCATGCACGGCGTCAGTCGGCAGATACCACGCTTTTGACGTGCCTTGTTCACCAAACCAAACCCGGCGTTTCCATGTCGTGACGCAAAAAAGACTGGTCGCACTTACGCCGCCGCTTATGGTTTGCGTGGCCCATGCGCTGCCGTTCCAAGTGCGAACCCCATCAACGCCGTTCACCGCGATTAACCAGCTATGCGCCGCATTGGTGAAATTGACGAATTGAAAACGGCTATTGCCCAAGCCTGTGACAACCGCCGCGCCTACCGCACCACCGGCAGAAACGTCGAATATGCTGCCATTGGCGACCGCGAATAGCTTAGGCGTCGGGCCGTTGTAATCCATCAAGGTCTCGACGGCGCCGGTCATGCCGGTCGCGTGCGACGTGTAGCCGCGCCGCACTTCCACCCATGACCGCTCGGGGAAGATATTGTCTAAGACAAGCGCGTCACTGTCTGGCATGTTCGCCACGCTATCGCGCGCATTCAGCCCGCCGACCGGCGCCGGAAATTGCCGCGCCACGCCGCGCGAAATGCGGGGCACCTGCCGGCGCGGCCTCATGAACCAAACCCGGTATCAGGCACATTCCCCGGCCCGATCAAGATAGGCCAGCGCCCGCGCGCCATGTTCAGTGTGGGGCTGGCGCCGTCCGTGGCCTCGGCCTGTTCCACTTGCCGCATCCAGTCATCGCGGAAGGCGGCATATTCCATGCCTTTGGATTGCAGCCAAAGCCATTTCACGCCCATCAGCATCAAGTCATCGGCAAAAACGCATGTGTCAGCATCCGCCGTAAAGCGGTCCTTTGGGGTGCCGTCCGCCGCCGTCGCCCAATGGGCCGAGATGTATTCAAAGGCCAACGCGGCGGGGCTGTCCATCGCGCCAGGCGGCGGCCAAATCCGAAACACGTTCTGGCCCCGGCCAATGAACCGGAACCTCCGGCGCGGGCCTGTCGCCACAATGCCAGAACGCATCCATTCATCTTCTTGTGGCGACATTGGGCCGATCAATTCCCATCGCCGGGACCGATCCCAGAAAGTGCGATCGATCGGCGCTAGCATGTCAACCGGCGCCGCATAGACGTCCTGGCAGAAAGACAGCGCCACTCCCGTAGCCGTGAAAGTAGCCGGTTGCGTCAGCGTGACCGTGTTAGCGCCCACCACCGAAGCAAGGCGGGTGCCTTGCGTCATGGCTTCGCCCAGAACGGCCATCCTGCCCTCCAATAGCCCCGCCGTGCTGGAAATGCCCGTCACCGTGACATTGCCAGACGTGACGTTGCCGGTCCGGTCAATTGGCGAGACAACGTTGATGTTCCACTCGGTTTGCAGCGCGGTCCATTCCCGGTTGCGAAGCAGCATTTCACCGCACCGATTGGCCAGCGCGCCGATCTGCCGCGTCTGATCATCGGTTGCCCCCGCCACCGTAGCAGGAATGGAGCCAAGCCCCATTTCCGCCGCAACGGCCTGGCCAAGCTGAAGCCAAGTGTAAGGCATGTCTTATGCGCCGTACTGCACGATCCACTTCGTCGCGCTCACGCGGACAAAGGAAGCCGTGCGACCTTGCGCCACCGAAAAAGAACCATTGGCCGCCACTTCATTGATGTTGCACCCTACCGGCGGGAAAACCAGCGCCGCAGTCGCGGTACTGACATAGACATTGACCCTAGTGCCAAGCGGTTGCGTGGAAGGCAGCAAAACCGCCGTTTGTCCCACCGCAGTCGTCACTTGGTTGATCGTGCCCGTGAGCGGCGTTGCAGTCGCCTGCGCCGTTGTCGCGCCCGCAACCGGCGCCGGAATGCTCGCGCCTGTCAAATTGGCAAGCGCGGCGGGCATCCCAAGGCCCATCATATCAGAACCAAGACCGTTCATTGTATTAATCCTCTTCCTGCGCCGCACGGCGCCGCTTGGGGTTTGCGGCCAATTCCGCTTTCAACTGCTCAAGGGCCGCCTTGAGCGTGGCAATCTCGTCAGTCTGCGTTTCAATCTGGCGCTGCATCTCATGCGCGCCCTTCATGTTTGAAGCCGCAGCCAAAAATGCTTTGGCGCGTTCGACATAAGTGCGCCCACCCATGCCCAAGCGCTTAATCCCTTCCTCGCCAAGCCCGGCAAGCTGTTCCACCGTATGCACCTTCAAGCCGCGCATTTGGTCGCAAATTTGCGGGTCCTGGGGAAACATCACCGCAATCGGCGTGCCGTCCGGCACTTGCTCTTGCTGGTTTGCGTAGGCCTGCCATTGGCGCGGAAAGCGCATCCGGTCCAAGTCAGTCACTTCGCGGATCATCTGGTCACGTTCGCCGGGCTGGATGATCTTGATGTAGTCGCGTTTCTCATAAATCGGGCGCCCTGCCTCTTGCGATTTGAAAGGCTGATGCTCCGAATGCGCGTAAAACTCCACATAAAGCCGGGCATCGCTGCCCATGGATACCGTGCCGTCGGGGTGGACCGTTCCACCCATAAGCGCGAAATCGTCTGACATTTGGTTTTCCTTACAAATGGAAGGGGCCGGGCGATATGCCCGGCCCGTCCCGTTAAAGCGTGGCAAGCACCTGAGGGTAATTGAGCATGGCCGGGGCCGCACCTTGTGAGGCAGCGCGTGCCGTGGTCAAGGCAATGCCATGCACGTCCTTGGAACCAGCCGTGCCATCATCATCAAGCGCGCCGGCGGTTGCTGTCGTGTTCAAACGCGCATTGGCAGCCGCAGAAGCCAGAACCTGCAAACTTGCCGGCCCCTTGATCTGCACCCAACCATAAGAACCAGCGGCAATGTCAACCGCCGGCACGCCAACCAAAAGCCCGCGAAGGCCCGTGGTTGTGGTCATGTGCGCCACAGTATTGGTCACGCTGATCACGCAAGCGAAAGTCGCCATGACCGCCGCCGAAGCTTGAACATACATCCATTCCGTGCCGTTATTGCCAATGGCGCGAGTGCCAACGGCAAAAGGCGGCGCCGGATATTCCAGCGAAGTCGTGGTGACCGCATTGGTATCAAGTACCGCAGCGCCCAGCATATTGGAGATCGAAAAAGACATTGTTTTGCCCTCCTATTAGGCGCGCAGCACGCCCTGAAGGCGCGCGTTGGAAAGGGTCATGTTGCCGGCCCATCCGATCAACTTCACCATGGCATCCTGGTTCACGCTGAAACGGTCAGGATCAAGCGGGACCATGTTGCGGTCGCGGTGCGGGCGATAGTGGATGTAATTCGTATTCAAAAAATACATCCGATCAACCGGCGCGCCGCCAACCCCACCCGGGTCAGTGCTGAAGCCTTGGAAACCACCGTCAAGCATCACGTCAATGCTACGGCCAGCGCCATAGTATTTCAGCGCCGCAAAACCAGCGCCAGCGGTGCGCTCATCGGTAATGCGCTGGATGGCCTGAAGGCTTTCCAGATACAACCGATAGTAGTTGTTATCCGCAACGATCAGGTCGGTCCCGTCATTGCCACGAACCAATTGAATGGCCACGCGGTTCATGTAGGATTGCACATTGGCGCTGGTAACAGCCGCGCCACCGTCAGACACGGCGGAAAAGCTGATGTTGCGCCAGAATGCCCAAGTGCCGCGGTCAATACCGCCAATGGTGCCGGAGCCCGGCGCATTGGCGATCAGCGCTTGCAGGCCGGTAATCTGGCCAGAAGCGGTGCCGTCTGAATAGATGTCCGAAGACAAGCTATTCATGAAAGTGCGCTCGGCGTTCGTGATGCGGCTGTCAAGCAGGTCAATCACCGCCTCGCGGCCGCTGTTTTGCAGCATTTCAAGGCCGGAAATCGAAACCGCCACCGCCGCCTGACGGATCGGGAACTCTGCCGCCGTCATCACGTCGGACGGCGCAATGTTCAACACCTCGTAGCCACTGTAGCGGCGATAGGTGCCGTTCATCGCGTATTCGATTTCCTGCACGATGGACCGGCCACCGGAGAAGGCTTTCACCTTGCCGCGCTCGCGAAGGCGGTTCAGCAGGGCGTTGTTGCGGGATACGTTGTCGGCAAGTTTGCCGGAGCGGTTGCGAAGCGTGGTCGTCACGACTTCATTAAGGCCCGGGGAAATGGGCATGGGTTATCTCCTAAAAGGAAGCGCTCGAAAAAGCACGCACAAGCTCGTCGCGAACACTGCCAGCACTTGTCGCATTGGTATTGACGCTCGGATTGCTTTTGATGCTGACAGCACGCTTTTTGGCATCTTCGGCGGCCTTGCGGCTTTCCGCGTCACGCTTGGCGTCGTCCGCTTTGCGTTGATCGGCCAGGATGCGCTCGCGCAGGTCGGGACGTGCCCATACCGCCATGTCATAGGCATCCTTCAAGGACTTGGCTTCGCCAGCCTGTAGAAGGTTGCCCATGGTCACGCGCACTTGCTCAAAATGCGGATATGCCGCCGCGCCATCTGCCGCTTTCGTGCTTGCGAAATCGGAAATGATGCGATGCTGCTCCGCCATTGTGCTGTCGTGCTGAATGCGCTGCTGTTGCGTCAAATAGCCCCGTAGCGTCGCCACTTCCTGCTGCAATTGCCCCAAGACGGGATCGGCAGACTGTAGCGGTGCTTGCGCGTTATTCGCAGGCGCAAGATTTGCGGGGTCCACACCATAAGAACGGGCAAGTTGGCGCAGGGCTTCAACCGGGTTTTCGTCTAGCGCGCGTTGGGCTTCAAACAGGACTTTTACCGCCTGTTCGGGCGCCATGCCTCGCCGCGAGATTTCCGTCTCGTATGCCTTCACCACTTCCCGCACCGGATCTGGCGCGGTGTTGCCCATCGCAGGCTTGCCAACGGTAATCCGCCCCGCGTCCAAGTCCGCGCGCAGCGCGTCTTGTGCAGCTTTAGGCAGGCGATCCCAGGCTAAGTTTGCGTCAGACGGCCATCCTTCGGGCGGTGCAACCTTTGCTTGGCTGCTGTCGCCTTCTGTCTGACGGGCTTCGTCCTTGGTTCCTTCCGCCTCGGGCGCTTGGCCTTCGGCTGGCTTTTCATCGGCGGGCGCGGCGTCATCGCGGCGCTCTTCCGGCTCATTGGTTGCGGCGGGCGTGTCATCGCCGGCCATGCTTGAAAAGGCGGCTTCAATATCGGCGCGCACGTCATCGGCGGGCGCATCGGCTGCCCCGCTGTCCGAAAGTGTCATGGGTTTGTCCTTTGGTTAACTGAAAAGCCGCGTTTCGACGTTAGCGCCGTCAAGGCTTCCGGCAGTCTCGACCGGCGGCGGCGTGTAGCCCTGTTCAAGCATCTGATAGGCCTGCGCCACGTCTTGCGCGACGCTGCCCATGTCATGCGCGGGCGCAGTCATGGCCGGCGCATCGTTGCCCATCTCCACCATGCCACGCTCGCGCGTGACGCGGCGGAAGGCGCTCTTGCTGTCCATCACCTCGCCCGTGGCGGGATGAAAGCAAGCGTTCATTGCGTCAGTCACAATGTAAGGCCCGACACGCGGCGCGCGCTTGGCATTGGTCACGTCGCGCCATTCGCCGTTGTGCCAGATGAATTTGCGTGTCATGCGCGCTCATTCTCGCTTAGAACCCGCTCCATGGCGTCAAGTCCCTTTCGGACGTTTGCAAGGGGATCTGTATTGCATCGCATTTCTAAAGCCGCTTTGACCATCATTTCCGTTGTGCCTTCGGGATAATGGCGCCCTTGCGTGGCTAAATTGCTGATTGTCCTTTCCGCAATTAGTCGCCAGCGCTCTTCTTCTCTTAGAATGTCGCTCATATTCACCCCATCAACTCAGGCACCGCCACCGGCGCCTGGTTAAGCATCAGCGGCCCAAAGCTCTTCATCGCCTGCATTTGCAAGCCAGCCTCCGTCTTGGTCCTCATTGCGTCCACTTGCGCCGCCGTCTTGGCTTCAATCGCTTTCACGTCAGCCTCAGCCTTCATCATCGCAGGATCAGGCTGCGGTTGCGTGGCCATCTGTTGCGCTCGCTGGCCCAACACTTGAAACGCCTGCTCAATTGAGCTTTCCAATTGCCGCCCAGCGCGAAAGCGGCGCGCAAGGAAAATCGCCCCCTGGGCAATCATTGGCAAAAGCTCCGGCGCTTGCTGCGCCATGGGGAGGCTGCTTGCCATGTAATTGCCCATGGCGGTCAGAAACTCAGTCGCGGCCTGCTTGTCGCCTTGTTCATCAATCGCAATCGTGCTGTCAGTCTCGATCTCAATGCGGAAGCTCCGCATGGCGTCATCGCGCAGCAACTGCACCGCCGGCATGAAAGCCTGCTGAAATTCTGGCGCTTGTTCGCGCAAGCCTGACATGAGCGCAATCGTCTGCGGCTGGAAATGCTCGGCAATCACCTCGGCGGTAAGCGCGATCAAGTCACGCGCAAACCGCGCCACCTCATTCTGCTGTTCCTGCAAGCGCAACGCGGCAAACTGGCCCTTGATCTGTTGCGCCGTGGCAGTCTCGGATGGCGCGGAATACCCGCGCACAATGTCCGAAATGCCCGTGATCTCGTAAATCTGCGCTTTGAGCGCCTGTTCCCGGCCCGTCAATTCGCGGATCGTGGCAATAATGCCTTCCAGCGGCACGAAATCCATCACGCCGCGCAAGCCGCCCTTATCCGAAAAAGTCGCCCATGTATTGACCGGGATCAACCCGTTATCAACACCTTCCTGGAACAGTCGCCCAATGCTCGCATCCTGCGATGCGTCAAAAACGCCCGACACGCGGCAGGCTTCCGTCAGCTTGGACAAGCGATGCGTAATGTCGTCCAAATCATTCGCCTGATCCTTGTAAAACATAAAATCAGGCGTCGGGATCAGGCTGTCAGTCGTGAGCGTCGCAAACAACGGCTTCGGGCATGGGAAGAACTCGCGCAAGCGCAGCGGATCATCACGCTCATCCAGCGGCGCTTCGTGGCCCTTGGAAATCCAGCAAACCTTGCGTTCGGCTTTGTTCCAAATCTCATAGACCTCGGCACGGGCTGCCAAACCATCACGGAAGCG